GGTCATAGCTGTATATATCCATTCGGTTTTATTGATCAATTGGGAGGTAACTGCATGATCATCTATATAAAAAATAACATTTCGTTCACGGCTGCCTTGATAAGTTGTGATAGTAGCGCATTTATAGCCTTTACTAACAAGATCCTTTTGTGTTTCTTGATTGAATGCGATGATTTGGCAAGGTTTCAACTCTTCTAATTTGCCTTTCCATAAGGCGAGACCGCGCTTAACCGGTGACTCAGTCTCAATAAGGAGTCCTTGTCGTTTGTTGAGCAATTCAGCGATATCTTGTGGGATTGCATGAACAGTTAGAAGGTTATTCTCAAGCCCTATCGAAGCAAAGGTGTTAAATCGATATCTATTGTCATAACAAACTGCAGGTGTTTGACATGTATCACCTGCTAATATGATGGTTGCTTTCGGGAATTTCATGTGTAACAATGCGACATATTCAGTGAAGAATACGCTTAACTCATCAACAACTATACAGTCATACACTCGGTTTTGATCAAAGATCGTGTGTGGTGTATAACTAGGTACACCAAAAGCTTCCTGATGATGGTTAGCTAAAATAACGCTAGGAGCGACAAAAACGTAGTTGGTGTATTTGTCTCTAACTAGTTCAACTAGTTTCGTTGTTTTGCCAGCACTGGCATAACCAGCGACGAATTTAACGTTAGTACTCTTGGGTCTTGGTATATGCTTAAATTGTTCCATTAATTCTTTTTTAACTTCGGCGAAATGATAGTCAATGAATCTATTGATCTTGGTGGCGTCATGTGGTACAATAAAGTCACACAGAAATTCATCAAATGGATTATGCAACATTGCGAAAGAATCAACTTGTCTACAAACGCCGGTATAACCGCGCATTATAGTGTATCTTTCAGCAGAATCCTGACCGTCGTTAATTTTAATAGTTTCACTAGATTCAAAGAAAAGTGAGAGTTTTGTGATGGATAACATTGGTATAAAGTGTTTAACCACGAATGTGCAGTTGGCTGAGAGCACACTTCTGACGTTGGATAAAATATTGTTGATTATTAACTCAGAACAATCAGCTGCAGCGGCATCACATATGACAACGTTGAATTTTTCATTCCTGAGTTTACTATACAACATTTCGTAGTTAGTGTAATTGACAACCCTCACAATACCATTTTCTTTGTCAATACCGCGACTTAACTGGTATATATTATAAATTCGAT